TTATCCGTCCATTGCAAATAATTACTAGGCAATGTTACCCTACTTTGTGACGGGTTTAACCCCGCATTCATTGTTGTAAACGCCATGTTTTATTTTTTAATTGTTTATTTTTTTCTTTTTATTCTTAACTTAGAACTATCTACACCACTAACTGCTTTAATACGAAATCCATTAAAATTAACATGATCATTAGTCGCCACTTGACGAGCTGTATTACTCACGTTTTTAGATTTTGCCATTACATCTTTAACTGCGTCGGATTTTCCTTGCTCATAAAAATGTTGGGCAATCGTATCAGCATTTCGCGCTGCATAAATAGCTTTATGATAACCATCATAATCCTTAACACTCCCATCTTCACTTAAGAACTTCTTAATAAATGTGGCGATATCAGATTGAGCGGTAGCAACATCACTAGGATTCTTAACTCCATATCTAAATTTCTTTTCTCCAACGTTGAAATCAAAACCTTTGAAATCATTAGAGAAAAAATCTTGAGTGGATTTTTTGAATTTAATGTGTTGTTTGTTAGCTATTTCTTGCTCCTTATTATGTCTGTTGAAAAATTCACTTGCTTGCATCTGTTCTTTAGTAGTACCGGGTTTCAACTTGATCTCGCGGTAGTATTTATCTTTTAAACCATCTAAAAAATTATTTGCTTTAGCAACCTCTTCTTTCATTGCGAGTTGTTTTTTCTTGATGTCTCGCTCTTCATCATATTCTTCATCATAATGGAATTTATCCTCCATCATAAAATTAATTTCTTCTTTATCTAAATGAGGTTTAGTTTGTGCATAGTATTCTTGTAACAATACTTTAGGATCTGTTTTAGAATAATCTGCATTTAATCTAACATAATCTTCCACTGTACCTCCTGTATCTTTCATAAATCCTACTAAGTCTTGTAAGTTATCTGGAACAATAACCGGTTCAACTATTGGGGTAGGAATAAATTCTTCTTTTACTTCATCTTTAGTAATTTCTTGAATTGGTGTTACTGTTTCATTGTTTAGTTCAGCTTTATCTTCCTTCTCCTCTTTTTTTTCTTTTACATCTTCCACAACATCTTGAATCATTGGCTGAACAACGTCTTCTATTTTTTTTTCTTCTTTTTTTTCTTTTGTTTTATCGAAATCTATTTTAACTACTTTATCTACTTTATTTACTAGTTTTTTTGGACGTTTTTTAACCTTTAATCCTTCTACTTTAGGATCTGCTACAGGTTTTTCTGGAGTTTTTAACTCATCTACTTTTGGTGTTTTTATTTCTTCCATGATAATATATTATATAATTATTTTAAACTCTAAAATCAGTTTCATTTATTGGAGTTTCAAAGTTTTGAGGTAAATCATCGTTTTGACTTTGATTTATCAATTGACTTTGTTGAGTTGCCTCTTGTTTGCTTCGTTTGTCTTTACGATCTTCTATCATAACTTCTTTTTGACTCGTAGCTTTCATTTTTTGTTTCTCTAGTTGCATATCATATGCAAATTCTACTTCTAATATTTCTCTTTTTATGTTAGCTTCTATTTGTAGGCGTTCTATTTCAAATTGAGATTTTGCTTTTTCAAATTCAATATTAGTTTGATTTAAAGCCTGTTTCTTTTGAACTTCAAACATAGCTTCTTCTTCTCTTTGTCTTGTTTGGGCCTCTGCTTGAGCTCTAATGTTAGCTTGTTGAGCTTCTTGCGCTGCTTTAGTATTTTGTTTACGCTTAAGTTTTAAAAGTTGATTTGCTAATTTTAAATTTTTTACTTGCCTAATATCTATAGCATCTTCTAAATTTATACCTCCCTGTTGTATAGCCATTTGTATATTTTGTTCTAATACGGCTTTTTCTTCTTCATCAGGTTCTAATTCCAAAAATATACCAAAATCAAATAAATTTAAATTTTGAAGTTCTTCTAGTGTACCTACATTATATGCGCTTATGCTGTCTATTAAAGCTTCTCTAGTTAAATCAAATTCTAAACAATCCGAAATACGAAGAGCAATATTTTCACATGCTCTTAATGTTAAAAATAAACTAGCTTGTAATAAATGCCTCGTTGCCACATTAGACTGAGCAGCTGCTAATTTTTGTAAACCTACTAAAGCATCTTTATCTGGTGTACTAGCATCTCTGGCTTCATTAAGTCCGGTGACATCTCTTATCATTTGTAAATAATATTGATAAGTCTGTATTAATGATTGTATTTTTTGTCCACCACTAGAACTATTTAATTCTTGAATAGGTACTTTACCATGGTTAAGATCGCCATCTTGAGTCATGCTTCTACCAACTATACTACCAGTTTGGAAATACATGTTTAAAGCTTCACTAGGATTATAATGAGTTCCATTACCTAAATCTACTTCAGCTAATCCATCTACATCTAGAAACACTCCATCTGGTACAACTCTAGCTAAAACTTGTTGTAATTTTAACGATGTTAATTGTATCATGTCTGCAAAACCTATCATTCTTTCCACTAAAGATGATATTCTACCTTTATATAAAGTAGGTGCACATAATTGATAATTCATTTCTACTTTAGTAAGATTAGAAAACGGTCTAGTCATATTTTCAGCAACCTCCCATTTTAACATTATAGGGTGTCCTAAAATTTTAGCTCCATGATATAGTACTTCTATAGATCTTGAAACTCTATCAAAATTATCACTTGGTGGAGGATTAAATATATCTGTTTTTTCAATAGCCTTTTCTAATCCTTGATCAGTGTGCTTGATTTTAAACACTTGATCAGCATATGTTTTATACTCAAAATATAAAACTTGCACAGTGTTATTATTATTATTTCCCTGCCAATTCCTCGTATAATTAGTGGTTCCAGGAAATTTTTGTATTTCAGCTAATTGATCATCAGTTAAATCAGGGAATTCTTTTTTAAGTTCTGGAACACTAATAGATTTAACTTCACCTACATAATATACATCTTCAAAATTAGGATCTTCTGTATATGACCAAACTAAATTAGCTGGATCTACATAGTCTACTACTATACCATTAGCTTTGTTAAAACTAGTTTTTACAGCACCAATACCTAGTACCGTTAAATCTCTATTAAATCTTTTTCGTACTAAATCATATTTATTCCTCGCTAAAACATTTGATATAGCTTCTTCTTCTGCAATTTCTATAGATTGTTTGTAATCTAATTGCATGTGTAATTCTAGTTCTTGTTCTGTTTGAGGAATGTCTACGCCCGGCGGCGCTTGATTTATATCAACTCCTAAACTTGCTTTTACTTGTTCTCTAAATGCACGAGTTGCAATTCGCTTGTGTAAATGTCTAGCATAATCAGTTCTAGCTTTTTGAGAAGCAGGATCTTGAGCAAAAGCTTTTATATCATACAATTTACTAGACATACCATTAACTACTATATCTACGAACTTTGGAATTATAGGTACAGGTTTCCAGTCTAAGTTAAGATATGACAAATCACCATTTATTGATAATTCATCTTTATATTTCTGTACAGGTTGTTCTCCTCTAGCATATAATCGCCTACGATAAAATATATTATAATTGTTTTCATATCTATATCCTCCAAGTGAACTATTAAACCACTCGCCTTCAATAGCTCTTGCAACTTGCAGACCATACTCTAAACTCATTTTCTCTTCTTCAGGTACCACCTGATCTGGAAAACTACTTCGTGTATTAGTGTAAATCATTTATTTTTGTATTTTTGAAAGTACTCCTGTATTATCATATCTCTTAATTCCTAAATTCATTTTTTTAGTAGTTCTATGTGCTAATGGTTTATACTTGTTTTTATTACAAGCCATAATAGCCAAACCAGAACTTATAGAGGCATCATGTTTTGTTCTATTGTTTATATCAAATCTAGCCCAATCTTCTAATGTTCGTTGAAATACCATTTCCCCGAAATCTCCACCATCTTTTAATCCTACGTTATCTTCTATATAAGTTTCTATAGCAGCAGCATGAGCTTGTTTCATGTCTTCACTAGAATTTGGTATTCCTCCCACTTCTTTTTCCGTAACAGATAATTTATTCCATATTTTATCCGGGCGGTTTATCGAAAACATTCTATATCCTCTTCTCTTTAAATAATATAATAATCTAGGTTTATTATTTTCTACCAATATAGGCATGCCGTAAAATACACAAGCCATTAGAACATCCTCGAAAAATGTTTCAGCAGTAGGTGGACGAGATATATATTCTAAAAAAAACTTGTTTGGAGGAGCGTCTTCTAAGGTGAATTTAGTTAGTCCATGTAAAGCTCCATTAGAACCTCTTCTATCTACTGTTCCGGATATATCATAACTATCACATCCAAAAGCTCCTAAGTGCTCATTACCAGGATATTTAGTGCTATTCTTTAATATCACTTGATTTTGAAGACTTTTAGCTGGAATCCAAGAAATAAAAAATCTTCCGTTATTATTAGGCATAAAAATAACCTTAGTATCTTTAATACCATTTTCCCATTGAAAATTTCCTTGAGTAACTTCTGCTTTATTATTTAATTCTTCATTAAAATCTATTTGTTCGTATATTTTAATCAAATTAAATAAAGATTCTTTAGTTTCATCTCTAAAAGCATGTTTTTCTGTACGAGGAAATTGTCTAAAAAATTCATTTAAACCATCTTGATCACTCTTTAATCCTTCAGCTTCATTATCCCAATATTCTATAACACCTATATTGATAGGTAATCCATCAACTCCAATTATAGGTTTTTCAGGGGTATCAAATACTGGGTAACCATATATATCTATATAACCTTCGTAATTCCATTCCATTGGAATAAAAAACGAATACAAACCAGACTTAGTTTGACTATTCTTATTTCGTTGAGTTACATCAGAGCTGTAGTATATATCTTTGAAGTTTCTACCTCCCTTATCTAGAGCATTACTGGTTGATCCCATCATGCATTTACCAATAATCCTTCTACCTAATCTTAAACACGTTTTAGTTACTTTCCAGTTGTTTTTAATATTATCTGGTCTCTCCCATTTACCACTTTCATCGTGAGCTAATAGTTTTAATTTTTCACCATCATAGCTATTATCTCCAGTGTTTTTCCAATCTAT